TAATCAGGATGGTAAAGCAAAGCAGGATCCAGCTCACTGCCGTCAAGAGATACCACGCTAACAAAAGTGGTGAACTCACCAGCAAAGCCACCCTCGCAAAAGTGCTGGGGAATGTTGCCTTTATCCAAGAAGTAGTCGTTTTCATTGTTCCATCCAATTCCGTAGGTCTGTTGATTTCCGTTTGCGTTCTGGCAAATTACAGTTGCTGAGGCTTGTGCGGCATAGGCAGGGATAGGTTGCCAGACCATAAAGAAAACAAAAAAGCCCACAGAGATTATCCGTAGGCTTTTTGAAGTTTGTAATTGTTTGAGCAAGCTATCCCAGTTTTGACCAAGTTAGAGGGCCAACGATTCCGTCTGCTAATAGGCCATGCTTCTTTTGGAAAGCAACAACAGCAGTATGAGTCATTGGACCGAATGGACCAGGTGGGTTTACACCTAGCTTGTTTTGTAGGTAAAGAACATCTGGACCTGCTGGCTCACCCTTTTTTAGCTCTGTCCCTCGGTAGGCTCTTGATCCAGCCTTAGCAGGTGAGGCAGGTTTGCTAGGTATGGCACTTGTAGGTGCGCCTCTAAAGGCTTCGTAGTCAATGTTGCCAGCACCCATTGTTGGCTTGCCACCAACGCGAAATGAGAAGTGAAGGTGAGCGCCGTAGCCGTTTTCTTTGCCAAGACCTGATCCACCAGAAAGCCCGATTACCTGACCTTGCTTGACCTGCTGACCAGCGACAACATCAATGCGTGATAGGTGTAGGTAGTCTGCGTTGTGGCCTGATGGGAAGCTCATAAAAATCATTCGACCACCAGAGCCAGTAAAGGTATTGACAACGCCTATGACAGTTCCATCAGCGACTGCTTTGACTGGTGTTCCAGTCGCAACAGCGTAGTCAATGCCAGGGTTTAGGGCTGGCTTTGCTCGGTTCTTGTGTCCTAAAAAGGTGTCAGAGATAGTGCCGCCGTCAACTGGTCTAATCCATGTGGTCATTATTTTCCTATCGTTGCGGCTATCAAGCCAATGATTGCGATTGCTGATCCTGTCAAACCTGTGTAGGCGATGCGCTCAATCCAAGCAAGTCTGGCAAGGGTCAGTTCTACTTCTCTAAGGCGTTCTGGCACATCGTCAAGGTGATCTAGTTTCTGTAATACCTTGACCAGAATCTCTCCATGCTCAAGTTGCTTCTTGTAGATGTCAGCTTGCGTAATGCGAACTGAGGTAGTTTCCTCAGCCATTATGCTTCTTCAGAGAAGTCCTGAAGCTCCCAATCTACTTCTGCTTCGTTCCAAGTGTAAGTAAAGCCGTCAGTTGGGTAGGCTACTGGAGCTTCCCAACGGCAAGTTGCCTCGTCAAGTAACCAAGAGTCATAAGGCTTAGGTGGAATAAAAGCGTCACGCCCAGCATCGTAGGTGTAACCGATACCTGCGTAGTTCTTTCTAATGTTTCCGTTATAGCTTGTTCTTTTGCAGACTTGACCTCTAAAGTTGCCATACCAAGTTTCGGTATCTAATCCTTCGATTAGCTCGGTTTCATCTATGCCGACAATGACCTCTGTGACTTTGTTGTCACTATCTAAAAAAGCGTAATGCGCCATTATGCTGCCCAACTCACATTTCCAGTTCCAGCGGTAATTGTAGTTACCTTGTTTGCACCGACAGTTGCTGTCGAGCCAGTTAGCCCAGCCCCTAAAGTAATTGTAAAACTAGAAGAATACCTAAGTATAACAACACCAGAACCACCAGCACCACCAGCGCGACCAGGAGTCACATCACCCGTTGTTCCAGCACCACCACCACCACCTGTGTTAGCTGTTCCTGGACCACCAGCACCGCTTAGAGCAGGGACTACCGCATCACCACCACCACCAGCTCCACCAGCACCTTGTGTAGCTGAGCGTTTTGAACCACCACCACCACCGCCTCTAGTTACAGATGTACCTGTGATAGCTGAGGATATTCCAGCTCCACCATTACCACCAACAGTAGAAGTTCCGTTTACTCCGACTGCTCCCGCACCACCACCACCACCACCAGCTTGTGTTCCAGCATCAGTAGTGCTACCAAAACCATTTCCGCCATCAAAACCTTGAGCAGTTGTTCCTAGTCCTTTGTTGTTACCAGCTCCGTCATAGCCAGAACCCTGACCACCACCACCAGCTCCACCAGTTTTACCAGCAGGAAGCGTTGAAGAACCACCAGCTCCATCCAAAGCACCACCACCGCCACCACCAAAGCTTGTGATTGAAGCGAATAAAGAGTCGGAACCAGTAGTTCCGCTAATAGAGTTTGCGGTTGGTGGGGCAGTACCACCAGCACCACCAGCACCAACGGATACGGAGAAAGTTTTATTTACGGCAACCTCTAGTGGGGTTTCAGCAGAAGATAATCTGCCAGAGTTTTCGCCAGTTACAGATGAGCGATAACCACCAGCTCCACCACCACCAGCAGCTCTAGCAGCACCACCAGCACCACCACCACCACCTGCGATGATTAGGTATTGAATAGCAACCTTTAGTGCTGCACCTGCTGAAAGAATCCCTTGAGGAATTAGCATCAGCTATACCAAATCTGCGTTACCGATAACTCGGTAGGAGTTAGTACCGACACAAACAACAGATACAGCGTCATACCGCTGACCGATTGCGTAAGCCGTACCTGCTGTGCCTCTACCTGCCAGTGTGACTGCTGTGCTGTCAGTAGCGACTCTTACTGCTCCAGCACCATCGCGAATAATGTCCATGCGCTCGCCAGCTTGAAAAGCTGTGGCTGTTCCAAAGGTAACAGTGACTGTGCCTGCTGAGCTTACAAGTAAAGTTTCGTAGCGATCTGTTGAAGCCACAGACATTGAGGCAGTTGCGCTAGCAAAGACCACTTCATTAGATAGATAAAGGTTGACATCGGCAGCCGCTAGAACCTCACCGGCAGTAAATACTTTTCTTGGCATTGTTTTCCTTAGTTGTGTTATTTAGTAGTTTAGCACTTAGTAGCTTAGGCGGTCTTCGTCTAGGATACCAACAACAGGGTTGTCTAGAACAAAGAGGCTAAAGTCTAGGCGCTCAAGGGATAGGTTTATACGCTTCTCGTTGTTTTGCCAGTCGTGGCTGATACCGATTACTCGAACATACTGTTCAATGGCTGGTGGAATATTTGAGGGGGTAAACCGAACTTGAACAATGTCTCCGATTTCTAGGTCAAGAATTTCGTCTTGCTGTACTTCGCTCAAAATGTCCATTACAATCGAAAGACTGCTAAAGCGGTATTGTGGCTCTTTGAATCTGAGTAACAAGAAATCTGCTAAAGACTCTAGATCAGCAAGGTCATTATTCATTAGACCAGTTTCGGTATACGAGCGTGGGCCATACAAAACTTGCGAGTCTAAATCTTCAACAGTTACCTCATCTGGAAACAAAGCAAAGTCGTTGGTCAGGACAATGCGGTTGTAAAGTTCCTCAGTTCCATACACCACACCCAGCTCAGCGAAGGGTATAACAGTAAATCCAGGTATAGATGCTTCGTCAGTAAAGATAATGTTTGGCAGGTTGGGTATTGAGTTTCTCTGCCTAAAAACAAAGTTGTTGTCTTTTGAAACAAATACTTCACCCGACTCGCTGGTAGCTACAAGTTGTAGATAGCCAATAGCCTGTGTGCCTTGAGCAACATCAGTATCCGACATCAAGCTGTTACCTGTATCAATGCTTCTTTTATCTGCTGGCCAATCAATTTCTGGCAAGTCAAGGATGCGCGTAACTCGCGCACCAGATAGCTCTACATCAGGAAAAACCTCTGGCAAGTTATTTTGTGTCAGGCTGCTTAGGCCGTCAGTCGCTTGAAAACTTGCAATCGAACGATTGCCTGGCTCATAAGCAATGTCAATGTCGTCAACAGTTCCGTAAATAACAGGAAAGTCATTACAACTGATTCTAATTTCCTTACCAGGAATTAGCTGGCCATAGTAAAAGCCGTTTTCGTAAAGAGGGTCGAACAATCGGTCAAAGTTATCTACAACAATGTTTAGATTACCTGCGTCAATGCGGTCTAGTGCCTGGTTCTTACCTCTTGATGTATTGGCAGACAGAAGTCGATCCGTAATGTCAAAGAACCGAGTCCCACCCAGCGTATAGGTTGTATTGTCAAGAACACCCTTGATTGCGTCATCAAGCTTGAATGAGTTTGGGTCTCTTTCACCTAAATCAGCACCAAGTTCAACCTTGACTACTGGTGCTGGCATTACGCACCCTGCCAGACAGCACCGGAAGTGCGCTCATAGGACTTGATAGCGTCAACGATTGCTTTACCGATGGAAGGGCCAGAACCTACTCCACCACTTACTTCGATGTTGTAATAGTTATTGATTACTTCTTGATTAGCCAAAGCTGCCGTTGTTCCCACATTGGCAATGTCCGAAGCTATGCCACCAAACTCTCCGTAAGCCTGGTTTAGCTCACCAATAAATCCGCCACCAGCACCAGCTAAAGCCTGAGCTAATTTGCCACCCTGCATTGGGCCTGCGGCGATAACTTGCTGAAGAAGGTCATTTGTAAGCCCTTGCTGAGATAGAGAGGTTATGTTTCTAGCAAAGTCCTTGGTTTTTTCAAGAAGTTTCTTTATGTTTCGGGTAATAGAGTTGACCGAATTTCCAAGATCAGGCAAGCTAAAGGATTCAAGGATAGATTCTTTTATTCCACCGAATGTTGACTTTACGGCATCAGCAAAAGACTCATAGGCATCAGACCTCTTTTGCAATCTTGCTTCTTCTGCCCTAGCAGCCGCTTCTTGTGCAGCAGCAAGTTCTCTAGCGGCTTGCTGTTGTGCAGCAAGAAGTTCTCTAGCGGCTTGTTCTGCTGCGGCTTTCTGGGCAGCTCCAGCAGCCGAAGCCACAGAAGCGGATGCTTTAGCATCAGCAGCACCTTTTTTCTTAATTTCATCACGCATTGTATGGCGCAGACCCTTACCGCCACCATAGACAGTACCTGAGCCAACAAAGCTAGCTTGAAGTATCAAAAGCTCATCGCGTAAGGCTCTTGCTTCTTTAGTTGCATTGCTAGTAGCTCCAGCAAGGAAGCCCATTTTGCCACCAATAAACTCAACCTCATAGGCTGTGGCATTTAGCTCAGGGTTTAGTGACTCTGCTGCTGCTTTGTTTTTTTCTAATTCAGTCATCAAATTGCTAGCAGCATTAGCACCGATTATGAAAGCGGTGCCAAGAATCGTAATAGCTCCGAATAGCCTGGTGCTAGCTGTCCAAGCAAAGTTGACGGCTATTGTATATAAGTTAACTGCGGCTGTGGCAGCACCTATAAGTGCCGTAAAAGCAAGTAATACACCGAAGTTTTGAGCAATGAAGGAGAATAAGCCCCCAAATACATCAAGCAAAACTTTTATTGTTCCACCAGTAAAGGTTGTTGCGTCACTGATGTTTTTTATTTCAGCGATGAAACCTTGAAGAATTGGAATTGACTGATTGATAGCTTCAGCAAGTTTAGGACCCATAAAGTCAATGAGAGGAAGAAGTGCCTCTGTAAGACCTACCATTACTGGCAATAACTGAGTACCGATGCTGGCTTGCATGTTCTCAAACTGAGCCTGCAGCTTCATCTGTTCAACAAACAAGTTTCCTGACTGACCAGTAAAAGCACCCATAGCATCGGCAGCTCGCTCATAGAGCAGCTCCATACGGATAATCTGTTCTTGGTTACGCCTAGCAGCACCAGTAAGGTGATTTAGCTTTCTTGCTGCAAGCTCGGCATTGATTTCGCTTTGCTTCATGGCGACACCGAACTTCTCAATCGGGTCGTACTCACCTCGGAACAAGGCGGTCATACCGAGCAAGGCTTCTTGCACATCGTAGCCATAGGTTGCTGCTAAGTCCACACCAAGGCTTACAAGCTTTTGAGTTTCTTTTGTTGTGTCTGCCATGCTAAAGCCAGATTGCTTTAGAACGGAACCTAGGAATACCGAAGCTTTGGCAGCATCTTTTTGGCTTAGACCAATCTCATACGCGCCCTTGGTAAACTTCTCCATAGTTGGGGCAAAACCATCAAACACTGTGTTAAGCGAATACATGTTTCGCTCAAGATCACGCGCAGAGTCAATAGATTCGCTTGTAAACTTTACGGCTTTAGAGGCTATACCGAATCCGGCTAATGTTGCTCCGACTTTACCTAGAGTTGAACCGAGTCCACCGGCGGCAGAGCCAAAAGCACCTAGCTGGCTAGTAGCCTGTTTTATGCCATCATTTTTGAAAGTGCTGACAATGTTCAAGAACATGTTGCTCATTATTTGTTATTCCTGTCAATATTCTTTTCGACAAACCGGATGGTTTCGTCAATAGCATTTTTGGCCTTGATGCTTACAGAAGGTAAGGATTTGTCAAAACCAGGGTAAACATTTCT